CTAGGGCTGCTCGTCCCAGTCCTCGCCGAACAGTTCTGCCGGATGCTGTGTCCGTTCCGAGCCATTGCCGCAGGCCAGCGATTTTGCCGGGCAATACAGGTCGCAGCCCCAGCAGATACGCTCGGGATGACTGGGGTTATGCGGGAATTTCTTGGCCATGACGCATGCTCCGTTTTGGCCTGGGATTTCAGGCTAAGGGAGATGCGGGGGGAGAGGTTGATGGGCGTCAGCGGAAACAAAAAAGGCCCACCGTAAAGGTGAGCCTTCGTCGGCTTGTGCCACCCAGGTGCTTGTCTGATCCTCAGAATCACGTCACTGTAAAGACAAATGTCATTACAGTGAGCGCGCCATCATGGCCTCAATCAATGTCCGTATCGACGACGACCTCAAAAACCGGGCCTATCGTGAGCTTGAGCGTTTGGGTGTCACGCCCTCCGAGCTTATGCGCCAAACGCTGCAATATGTCGCCGAGCGCGGGCAACTACCCTTTAAACCTGTACTGATGACCGATGAGGATGAAGCGCTGCTGGCGACTGTTCGCGAGCGCCTTGCCGACCCTCAGCGAGTGAAGGTTTCTCTGGATGACCTAGAGCCTTGAGTTCGATGCGCGGGCGCTAAAAGAATGGCAAAAGCTGGGGGATACGGTCCGCCAGCAACTCAAGAAAAAGCTCGTTTCGGTTTTGCTGAATCCGAGAGTCGAGGCGAAGCGGCTGCATGGGTTGCCAGATTGCTACAAGATCAAGCTGCGAAGTAGCGGGTATCTGACCACTACAGGTGGACGTGGTGATCAGTCTGGAATCTGTGACTGTTTCCCAAGGTAGGGCACCTGCCAAAGTGGTGCAGGAGGCCTTGGCCTGGGTCGCGGCCAATCAGGCCGATTTGTTGAAGGAGTGGATGAAATGGCATCGATGAAACGTCCCCGTCTGAAGAGTGTGCAGCCTCGATCGGGCACCAGCCTTGAGCTTACCTTTACCAATGGTCAGCATTTCACCCTTGATATGAGCGATGCGCTCAAGACGTATCCTGGATTGGCGCCATTATCCAAGCGCAAAGCGTTTGAAGGGGTCGTATTGGGCGACGGGGGATGGTCGGTGGAGTGGCCGGCGCTGGATATTCAGATTGGTGCGGATACCCTGCTGCTGGACGCGCTTGCCCAGAATGCCCCTGATGAAAATACCCGCATTTTCATTCGCTGGCGTTTGCGGCACCGGATGACGCTCGACCAGGCTGCCGAAGCGCTGGGCGTCAGCGCCCGTAGCGTCAGCCGCTACAGCAGTGGTCGTGAAGCGGTTCCGCGTACATTGGCGTTGGCTTGCCTGGGGTGGGAAAGCTTGGAGCAGAAAGCCGCCTGATAGGGCGTCCTGCCGGCGGGGCTTGAGGTTTCGCTGTTATGATCCGCGATTGCCGGGGCCGCTTTGCGGCCCATCGCGGCACAAGGCCGCTCCTACAGAGGACGCGGCGCGCTTGCGAACCCAGTTCTCACCGGAAACAAAAAAGGCCCACCTTTCGGTGAGCCTTTTTTGGTACTGCGTATGGTGCCGGCACCAGGAATCGAACCCGGGACCTACTGATTACAAGTCACCTGCACACAACAATGAAATCAACGACTTACGTCACTTTCTTGTTACGTGCCAACGCCCGAAAACTCAGTGTTTTCAGGGGGTTGCAAGGGCTTGTTACGCAAGGGGGCGGGGGGGCTTTGTTGTATCGGAGGGGTCTACCAGGGGAAGGCTCATGTCATAGATATCGAGCATCGCTTCGTCACGGTGGCCGCTGGCCTCCTGCTTGTCTGCTCGATTACCTGGTGTGTCGGTGATGCCGCGTCGCTTGAGGTCGTGCAGGCCGTAGCGCTCCTCCTCGAGGAGCACGCCCGCTTCGACCGACTTCGTCATGAAGCGCTGCCAGGCGGTGTCCAACCCTGACTTGCTCAGGGCTGTTCCTTGGCTGCTCACGATCAAAGGCCGGCGCTCCGGGCGTAGGGGAGTGGGGAAGCTGCGAGCGGTCCAGATCCTAAGTCGGTAGGCCTTAGCCTCGTCCCATACAGCACGCAGGCGCGGGGTCCAGCGGACGATGTTGTCCCTGCTGCCCTTCCTGCGGTTAGTCTGAACGCCCTCCTCGAGCTCGTTGGCGTCGGTCAGCGTGACGACTTCAATGCCGCGCAGCCGGCACAGGTACGCCAGCTCCATCGCGATACTCAGGTAGACCGGGCAGCTGCTGGGCTCGTTGCGATGCAGGCGACCAAGGGCCTTGGCCCGATCGATCATTTCTTCCATTACTGCAACAGAAGGCAGCCGTCGCTGCCGGCGCTCCTTGGGCGCTTCAATGCCCTGAGCGGGGTTGCTGTCCAGGTAGCCGCGATTGCGCCCCCACATCATCACGCGGCGCAGGTATCGCAGCACATGGGCAGCTTTTGACGGGGTGCCCTCGCCTGAGATTTTGTCGACCAGGCGCTGCACCAGAGCGGGAGAGAAGCGCCGGACTGCCAGATCGCCAAGAGGCTTGCCCATCCTGGTCGGCTGGTTCACCAGGACGTCACGGCAGTAGACATAGTCGGCTTTGGTACGGGGCGTTAGATCGTCTTTGTACTGTGGGCTCAAGTGGAACTGGTCGCACAGGTAGCGCAGGGTCTCGCGGTCAGAGTTACTGACCTCGCCCATGATGCGATGCAGCTCGACCAGTGTGGCGTCGGCCGGCGCTACGTTGCGCCGGCACTGCTTGCCATGTTCGTCGCGGTGGGAGGTGTACCAGACCCCGGAGCCCCGGTGGTCAAAGTAAATAGCCGCGGGGAGCGCGGCTTGGTCGATATGGTTTGGGATGTGCGGGTTGTGCTTCCGCTTGCGGGCCTTCTTCATAGGATGTCGGCGTCGTATCGCTCCAGTTGGCCAGGCCCTACCCCGGCTGCACGGTTGATCAAGTCAATGGTAGTCCAGGGGCCGGCTTTGCCTCGGAACATGCGAATGCCCTGTTCGACCAGGGTTCGCTCTACGTCCGATCGGCGCTGGTAGCCGGTGATCCGTTGTAGGTCCTCGAAGCTGAGAACGTCGGTGGTTGCATGCCCCATGCTGTGTCTCGCAAAAGCACCCGCCGACATTGTGGTTCAACGTCGGCGGGGTGGTTATTAGAAGTTATGAGCAGATTTTCTACTGCGGTTACGTCGGAATGGCCGGACGTTATCTGGGCTTGCCTGCTCCATTGGACGCTGGAGCTTGGCGTTGTGCTGGAGGCGGAGCCCTTGGGGGCGAATCAGGCATCTGAGGAGGCTCGATGCCATGCTCACGCATCTGCTTGAACGTAGGGTTATGGTTGAAGGGCAACCTCAACTTACGTCTGAGCTGATCAATCGTCATCGTTGTCGTCCGTTGAGATGTTCCCGCAACTGATGCGCTGTGCGCTCACGATGCGATCTCCGACAGGGCCACATCGTCATAACCGGGCATCGAAACTTCAGCAGCTACCACACGAATGCCACACCATCCGAAGCCATCATCCTCAACCGGACCACCCCAGCCTTCCTCGTTGTGCAGGTCATCCTTCGACCAAATGGCGCCTGGGTCATCGCCGAATATCCCCTTCGTTTTCTCATAGAACTCGGTACCGCCTTGGGAGAGCATTGCGTTGATCAACGTTTGGCCGGCCAGGCGGATGACTGCTTTCACCGCATCGCCGTTTTCGTGGCGCAAGCGGTACTGGTCGTCACTCCAGAAGCTGTTGATCATTTCGGCGCGCTCAGTGGTCAGCCGATCTAGATCAACCTCCAGGGTTACCTCGTAGTCTTTCCAGGTGTCCTTCACCTTGTAGCGCTTGATGTTGGTTGGCGTGGTCATGCGTGTGCTCCTGGAGCGAAAGCGTTGTGTGGTTGGCCCACGTCGTAGCGGGCAATCAAATTGGCAACGAGCTGGGCTTCTGCGCCGTCGAGCACGCCCAGGCGGCGGGCCATGTCGGCGGCGCCCTCGAGGCGGGCACGGCTGTCGGCGGTGCGGTGCACCTGGTGGTCGATCAGGGCGGCGCCGACAACGCCGATGGCCAGCAGGCGCGGGCTGTGGGACGGCCCAGCTGTGGTAGGATCTGCGGTGCCGCTGCGTTGGTTATGGTTCATAGATCGTTCCTCTGTGGTGGTTTGGCGTCGAGGAGCTGCAATCTCCTCGGCGCCGTTCTTCTACCGGCCTACGCCGGTTCACCTGTCGGCGCTTCCACGCCGTACCAGGTAAATCTCCAAGCCCTGCAGCTCGCCGTCGTCGTGAAGACAGCTCCACTCCAGAACCGCCTGGGCCTGCGCCGGCGAACAGGCCAACACCAGAATCTCCCGCTCACCACGGCCAGCACGTACTTCCAAGATGTCCAACAGGCCTTCCACGGCGTAGGCGTCGGCCTGGACGATCGGCAGCCGACGATCTGCTGCCGAACCCGGTCGTGGGCCGTTGATAACTTGCACGTCCATCGCAGTTACTCCCGGAAGATGAAGCAGCGAACGGTCGATGGGATGTTGGCCAGGGGCCTGGCGAGCTGATCGCGTGCCCGAATGGCGCTTTCCACCCGCTTCTGATCAGCCAGGCAGGGGTGGGCGCGGCAGTCCTTGAGCAGGCGGCGCAGGGTGCCCAGTTCGGGAATGCGCTGGCGGTACTCGGTGGCCACCTGTTGAAACTGGTTTAGGTTGATGGCGATTTCGCCGGGCTTCTTGCTGTGGTTGACCAGCGGCGCCTCGGGCAGCGATTCAAGGAAGTCGTAGACCTGCCAGAATTCGTTCACCTCTTTCGGGTCGGTGGTGATCGCCGCCTGGCGCTCGCTGGCGGCTTTGACCACGTACTTGCGGCAGGCCTGGACCATGTGGTCGGGCACTTCGATCACCAGCTGCAGACAGTCCACCAGGGCCAGCATCATGGCGTGGTTCTTGATAACCCGATCGGAGGTCAGCTTGCGGCTGGCCCACAGCTCAGCGCGGTACTTGGGGTACAGCTCAGCAAAGCGCTTGAGCACCTGCTGTTCGGCGCGCATGGCCTTGACCATGAAGTGGTTGACGTCCTCGAGCTCGGTCTGGACGATCGCGTCAGCGGCCCGGCGGCTGTCGTCGGTGATCGTGGGCTTGAGGAACGGCAGGCGGAAGATCCGGCTGATGATGGCCTCGTGGCCGGTGACGATGGCGTTCTGCGCGATCACGATCGAGGAGCGGAACGGCGGTTCGTAGGTGTCGTTGCTGTTCGACTTGACGCCCCGGGTACGCAGCGTGCCGCCACCGTAGAAGTCCTTGAACTGGTCCCACTCGAAGGCCTTGGCGTTGTCTTCGTTGGTGTTGCGATCGGCCTCGAGCAGTACCAGCGGAAGGTTGGCCACCTGGCCCATGGCGCGACTCAGGCCGGAGAACGAACTCTTGGCAGGGTCGAAGCCCTCGTACAGCCGACCGAACAGCTTCCACAGGAATTTGATCAGCGTGGTCTTGCCCGAATCTGGTTCCCCCGACATTTCCAGGAACGGGAAGCTCTCGTGTTCGGCGCGGATCTGCTCGGCGTACAGGGAGCCGAACCAGTAGGTGAGGGCGAGGATCCCGTTCTCACCGAAGCACATCCACAGGTTTTTCAGCCAGGCTTCGCTGTAGCCCTTGGCGTCCAGGGCGTTCTTGATCTTCACGGATTTCATGAGGCATTTGACCTTGTGTTTGCCGAATTCGAAGTAATCTTCGTCGTTGGCCTTGTAGATGGAGCCGTTGTGAATGGCGATGTCGTTGAAGATGTACGCCTGGTGCTCACGGCTGTAGCCCAGGAAGTCGATGGTTTCGACGGTCTTGAGGCCCTCGGTCTGCCGCAGGATGATCTGGTCCAGGTGCTTCTGCGTGCCCAACCAGGTGGCGCCCGAATACATCAGGCGGGTCTTGAACTCGCTGCTCGAGGCGATCTGCTTGGGCGTGAAGGTGTAGTTCGCGCCGTTGTCGTCGCGGGTGCCGGTCACCTGGAAATAGAACCAGGCCTCGTTGGTGACGTCGCTCACCTGCTTGTAAAGCGCCTGGAAACTGCAGTTGGCCAGCAGCTTCAACGAGCAGACGGTTTTCAGGACGTCCTGGCGATCCTCGTCGTCGTCGCTGTCCTTGCTGACTGCCAGCTTCTTCTGCTCCTCCTCGAGCTTGGACAGGTCGAACTTGGCCCAATAGGTCTGGTTGCCGTATTCAAAGGCGAACTCGGTGAACCCCTCGTCCCACATGTACATCAGCAAGGCCTTCTCTCGGGCTGAGCTGGCCAGCAGCAAGTCACCCTCGTGGCGTGCGGCGTCCAGGTCACGCTTGCGCTTGTGGTTGCGGGCGTGGCCTTCGTCTTCGAACTGCCAGCGCTGGTGTAGGTCATTCCAGTCGACCTTGCGGTCCCGCTGGGGAATCAGCGCCGCCTTGCACTCAAAGCCCAGTTCGGTGGCCTGCTTCGCCCAGCGCTGCAGGTAGCCGCGGGCGATCGGCTCATTGTCCAAGGCCCAGATCAGGGTGGGAAGGTCGCCCCGGCGCTGCTCGGCCAGATCCTTCAAGGCTTCGATGGGGAAGTTCACGCTGGACATGGCCGACACCGCGTCGATACCGTTCTGCAGCAGCGCCACGGCGTCGAAGATGCCTTCCACGATCCACAGTTCGCTGACCTTGCTGAGATCGAGGCTGGGAGGGCACCACCACTGCCCTTGGGCGCTGTACTTGAACTTGAACCGCGCTTTCATCTTGCCGAAGCGCGCAGGGCGGTCGATCAGGCGTTCCCACCAGCCGTCGTTGGGCAGGGGGAAGCGGATCGTGGCGCTGGACTCGCCGGTTTCCTGGTTGACGTAGCTTTCCTGGGTGAACCAGCCGGTCATCTTCCAGCTATCGAGCCCACGGGCGAACTCCAGGTACGAGCGAACGGTGGCGTTCGGGTCGCTCTCGGTGGCCGGGGCACGCTTGCTCCAGTCCTCGAACAGGTCTTCGTACAGGTCCTTGACGTGCTCGATGTGGCCGCAGCGCTCAGGGCGCCCGCAACGGATCTGCCATGGGTTGTCGTGGCGGGCGTACAGCTCTTTCTTGCTGCACGCAGGGCAGGTGCCGCCTCGCATGTAGTTCGTGCCGGCACGCAGCTTGAGGCCGAAATCGCTTTCGAGCCGTTGCAGCACTTGGGAGCGGATGTCTTCGTTCATCATCAGAATTACTTCGCAGTTTTGAGGCTGTAGGTCAGCGCGCCGATCAGCCGGCGTTGTGCGCCCATGGCGGGGTTTTTCAGGACGATTGCGGTGTGCCGGTCCTGTTCAGGAACGTAGCGATACGTGTCCGCGTACCAGTGCTCGTTGAGCGCGGCGCTGTATTCCGACTTGAGGGAAGCCAGCAGGGCGGAGGCCTGTTCGGAGCTCATTTCCGCCTTGATCACCACCTTGTTCTCCATGAAAACCTCGATTCAGGACGCAACTCACCCAAACCCACTGAGAGCGGGACAGGGCGATGGGGTAGGGTTAGGTGCGCGCTGCGCGGGGTGGCGAGCGATCAGCTACGCCAAGGCCAAGATCAGTCATGGCCAGATACACGGCTTTCTCAGCCGTCGGATCGGAAACGTTGTGGTCTGCCACCAGATGGCAAACGGCGCGGGTGAATAGCTGGCTGTCGCCGCTCAGATGTTCGGCCTGGTGACGCTGCAGGTAATGGAGTGCGGACGATTTGAGCACGTCTTGGTAGTCGGTCGGCTGGGTGCTCATGCTGCGACCCCCGAGCGTGCGCGGTGCAGCGCGATCGCTGACAGAACCTCGGTGTGACGTGCTGACATATGGGCCTCGTGAGCACGCATGATCTCGTCGGCCTCTGCCTGAGAGATCGACCCGTCCGCCAGGGCCTTGGCAATCTCCAGATCCACAGCGCCACGCTTGGTAGAGGTCACCATCGACATGGCGTAGAGCTCCACATTGTCCAGGGCGTCGGCGTCCACGACCTTGACGAAGATGCCGCCATACAGCGACGCGATGTACTCCGGCAGGAAGGTCGTGCCGGCGGTGCCTTCGAGCTGACGCAACTGAACCTCGTTGAGCGGGCGGGCGTTGTTGTTTTCATAGGCGTGGTTGTCGAACTTCTTGAGCTCGAGGTCCAGGTCTGAAGCCGCCTGGGCCCGACCACCTGCATATGCGCGAATGATTGCGCTGACCACGTCCTTCCTTGTCTTGAGAACTGAGCGATTCATGTTCTGATTCTTCCCTACTGGCCAATGGCCTTACTCTTCGATCACGCCGTCTTTGATGCCGAGCAGTACGGCTGCACGGTGTGCCTCCCCCCGGCGGCCTTTTCGACGCCCGTTGAGAAGGTCGCTGACCAAATTTTTGTTCAGGTCATGAATCCGACTAAATTCCGCAATGCTCATCCCCTTTCGATCAAGCGCTGCGCGGGCTTGCTCCGGCGTAACTGGCGCGGGCATAGTGTGTTGCCTCCTGTTGCAACGAGTTTTTTTGTGTTCGTTGGTGGTGATTATGCACGCGAAATTGGTCTTGTAAAGGATGAATGCTTGAAAAGTTGTGCGTCTGGATCAGCGCCAGAGGGATCGGTCGGGGATCGGCTGCGCGAAGAAAGAGTCCGGTTGAACCTCAGCCAAGAGGATTTGGCCCAAGCGGGCGGCGTAAATCGGAACACCCAGGGAAGCTACGAACGAGGGGTGCGGAACCCTGATACCGCCTACCTGCTCGCCGTGGCGGAGCTTGGTGTTGAGGTCGATTTTGTTCTCTTTGGCAAGCGCTCTCTGGACAGTGGGCTCGACCCTGAAGAAACCCAAATAATCGAGCAGTATCGGCATATCCCGGAACAGGACCAGCGCGCCTTGCGCCGCTTCCTGCAAGCCATGTTCGATGACGCTTCCAGATAAAGCGCTGGTTGCCGACGGTGTGGGCAACCGGCTAAGGGAAGAGCGCGAGCGATTCGGCCTTTCGCAAGGTGACTTCGGCACGCTGGTAGGAGTGAGTCGAGGAACCCAGAAAAACTACGAATTAGGGACCGCCTCCGGTTCGATCGACCTCAAGTACCTAGCTGCCCTAGAAGCTGCGGGCATTGATTCCACCTATGTTGTGACCGGCGATCGCTCACTGGGCGACGGGTTGAGCAGTGAGGAAGCGCAAATCCTTGATCAATATCGCCGGATCCCAGAGGAAGACCAGCGCGCCCTTCGCCGCTTCTTGAAAGCCATGCTCGATGACGTGAGCCCGTAGCACTTATCCATTCGTCATGTTCCTAGCGAAAAGCTTGCTGGCCACCCGATAACCCTTGTTCCGCATTGCATTTCAAGGAGTTAGCGCATGTTGGATTTGGCAGTAGCTGGGCAGGAGCGGCACCATCAAGTCGAATCTCAGTGGTTGAATCTGAGTGAAAATGAACGTCGATTGATTCGGCGTTTTCGCCAGATGACGGATCAAGATCGACACCAGGTGCGACGACTGATTGAGCAGTTGGCCAAGCACCCGGACAGCCTCAGTAGCTGATTCCGTCAAACAAATCGCCGACCTACAGGGCCGGCGATTTTTCCGAATCAGGCTACGGCCTGTGCTTTCAAGAACTTCACCAGCTCTTGCTGTTGGTCTGCCGGCATGCTCCTGAAACGATCGACGATCAAGGTGTCCAGGTGCTGTGCGGACGGTCGCAGAGTGTGAGAGAACGCCAGGGTCGATACCCAGGTATGCCCGCATGTGGAGTCCAGGCACTGGCAGTACAGCTTGACGTAGGTGCGAGTGACTTCTTCCCTTGAATTGATGCGCCCCTTGTGGCCGCAGGTTGTGCAGTAGATCCGCATGTGTCCCTCCCCAGGGTTTATGCGCCATCATTATGCCGTCATGTTCAATGATGTTCGCGGCAAATAGCCTGTTAATCGGTGTTCATTCCTGTCTGTTTAGGGTCAATCCAGCCTATGCGACGGTCCTCCCGTAGGGTGTTGTTGACCTGATCGAACAGTTGGCAGATGGGGCGGATTTCGTTGCTGGTGTACACGCGATCGATCTTCTCGATGTCGCCGAACCCGCCGGTGTTCTCCGGGATGATCCCCGCCAGCGCGGGGTTCATGCGCCATGCCGCGATAATGTCGTTCCGGGTGATGTTCTTGACCTTTTCCAGCTCGTCCTTGGCCTGGAAGTCGCCCACGGGGATGATCTTGATGGCGTTTTCGTTGCCGCCCGGGATGTTGACGAACATCGAGCGGAAGTTGCCCACGCCCTTGCTCGCGCTGATCTGGGCGCGCAGCTCATCCTCGTCTTCCTGGGTCAAGTCCGGGTCGTTGGTGTAGAAGATGTAGCCCGCATGGGCGCCGTTGCTGTAGTAGCGCCGGCGGAAGAGAGTGGCGGCCTCGTTGAGCAGCAGCGCCTGCAGGCCGCCCAGGTAGTCCGGCACACCGTAAATGTCCTGTTCTACGTCGTAGTCCAGGACGTGCTCGATCTCCTCCTGGTCGTAGTCGATGTACTTATTGTCTGGCAGCAACTGCCGGTATCCGCCGTCTACCTTCACGCGCATATTGATCGCGGGCATGTGGTCCAGCTCCAGGACCTGGCCGAATGCATTGGGGCGCCGATAGAAGTAAGCCTCCCCGAACACCATGTAGTCCAGGCCGGCCTGGCCCATGGTCTTGGCACTGCAGCCCGCCGAGGGGATGAACTCACGCAACAGCAGGTTGCGCTTGAACTTCGGGATGGCGCCATGATGCGCGTTGGCGCGCAATAGCTTGGCCAGGCCAACGCGGGACACTGGCGGCTTGAAGATCTCGCCGTCGTCGCTGGGAAACACGCCCAGGTGCTCGCCGATGTTCTTGGACAACACCTGCTCGGGCTCCCCGAACGTGAACATGCGCGCGGGCTGTCGTGGTTGCGCCAGGGTGTGCTGCTTTCTGCGTGGGTTGGGCATGGGCTCCGCTCATGAGGTAGCGGCTGCGGCGCCGCTTGTTGGTGTTCAGGGGTTCGTTGTGCAGGGCGTGCATGACCGCCCAAGCGATGTCGGCGTGGCCGGTGGCCTCGGTTCTCGATGCGCTGTAGGTGATCTGGCCGCCGTTGGTGGTGCCGCGCTTGATGGTCAGGAAGGCCTGGGCGATGTCGGTCCAGCCGGCGTCCCACTCGATGCGGCCCGCCTGGATGACGTCCTGGGCCTTGAGCACCAGGGTGGTTTTTGTCTCCAGGCTGTAGTGGATCGACTTGGCCTTCGGGAAGAAGTCGCGCACCAGGTCGTATACGCCGATGCCGACACCGGTGGTATCGATGCCGATGTGCTGGACGTTGTAGCGTTCGGTGATCTTCTTGACCTGGGCGGCCTGGTGGGTGAACGACTGCCCCCGCCAGCTGTGCTTTTCCAGGATCCTGAAGTTGCCGCCGGGTTCTGCAGGTGGCGCGACGACCACGCACGTTGCATCGTCCCGGGTACGGCTCGGGTCGTAGCCCAGCCAGACGGGGGCATTGCCGAAGGGGCGCGGCGCGTCTGGATTGAAGTTCGCCCACAGGGTGAGGTCGGAGTAGCACTTCTCCAGGTCTTTCAGGCCGAATGCGCTTTGCGTGCTGTCGATGAATTTGCAGTAGAACAGTTGCTGGAAGCTGTCTTCGTCGTACTCCAGCTGCAGCTGCTCGACGTCGAACAAATCGCATCCGCCGGCGATCGCGTCGTCCAGGGTGATGGTCTTGCGCCACTGACCGTCCGGGCAGAGCGCGCCCTGGGTATACGCGGCCTCGCCCGGCCATTCGCTGGCCGTGGGCTTGCCGCGCTTGCTGTTGCGGAAGGCCTCGCCGGTCCAGAACGGGTATGCCTGGTGCGATACGGCGCTGGGGGTCGAGAAGTAGGTCTTGCGCCACTTCTTGTGCGTGCCCATGGCGCTGGCCACCTTGCTCAGCTTCTCGAAGTCACGGATCCAGAAGTATTCGTCCACGTACACATGGCCGTGGTAGCCCTGGGCGGTGCTGCTGTTGGTGGACAGGAAGCGCAGTTCGGCGCCGTTGCTCAGGACGATAGGGTTGCCGGTCAGCTCGATGCCGAACCACTCCTGGGCGAACGACACAATGTAGCTGCGGAAGATCTCCGACTGGGCGCGGCTGGCCGACAGGAACACCTGGTTGTCACCGGTGAGCACGGCGTCCATGAAGGCCTCGCCGGCGAAGTAGTAGGTCAGGCCGACCTGCCGGCTCTTCAGGATGTTGCGAATCCTGCAGGTGAGGGGGTTCTGCTTGGCGGCGAACAGTTCCTTCTGATAGCCGTACATTTTGGAGATGAACTTATCTAGGAAGTCCACCTCGGTCAGGCCGCTGATGTCGTTCTTGGCCTTTTTCTCCTTGCGCTTGCCGCCGCGCTCGCCCTTGTCGCCTCGATCGCGACGCTCCCGGCGCTGACCACGTTGCTCGTCCTGGTCGAGATCCGCGGCTGCGTCATTCGCTGGTGTTGCCGGCGGACGGCTCGATTGCTTTATCAGCCGCTCACGGATCGAGGTCAGGCGCTCCAGCTCCTTCAGCTCTCCCTCGGTCAACGTGTCCTGCTTTTCCAGGATGAGCGTGATCCGCCGGCTGACAGCGGTCACCGGTTCCTCATCGGTCAGCATCTCGTCCCACGACCCCTGGCGGATCCAGTAGTAGATGATCCGCACGTTGGGCAGCTTCAACTGAGCCTGGATTTCCTTCACCGAGCAGCGGCGCAGGTAGAGGCGTTTGGCGGCCTCTTTGACTTCGATGGAGTAGTTCATGGGCCGCAGTCTATGCGGCGATAAGTGACTGAACTTCCGGAAAAATTCCGCGTTTCTCCTAGATTTTGAAAATAGGAGAAGTGCGCAAGTAAAGCGTTTGGCCGGCGCCGATCGGCTGCCTATCGTGGCGCTCAACGACCCCCACCGAGCGCTTCATCGACCATGCCCCGTTCCCTTGTCTCCTTCTGGAAACGTGTAGCCACCAGCGGCCCAACCGTCGATGGTCGGGACATCCTGCCGCAGGAACTGCGCGACATCGCGGAGACCTACAAGCCTTCGCTGTACACCGCTGTCATCTGGTGTGAGCACGAACGCTGCTGGGGGAGCTTCGGCACTGTATATGCCGTTCGACTGATCGAAGATGCGGACGATCTGGAGCCTGGCCAGGTTGCGCTGGAGGCTCAGTTGAAGCCGAACGACAAGCTGCTCCGCCTCAACGATATGGGCGAAAAGCTGTTCACCAGCATTGAAATCAGGCCGAACTTCCGAGGGACCGGCAAAGCGTACATGACCGGCATCGCCGTCACCGACGAGCCGGCAAGCGTCGGTACCCAGGAGCTGTACTTCTCCGCCAGGTCCAGCAAGGACTCCTACTTCGCCGCCTCCCAGGAGCTTGGCTCCTTTTCCGACGACGAGCCCAAAAGCGAGGTGGGCAAGCTCATTGCTGTGCTCACAGGGTTGTTCAAGCGCTTTTCCTCGGACGACAAGCCCGCCGAAACCCCCACCCCAACCACCGAGAGCAAACCCCCAATGGATGAAGCTACCGCAACGGCCCTCAAGGCCCTGCTGGCTCAACTGCTGGTTGTCGCCGCTGGCATCCAGGCTGTTATCGAGCCTGTCGCCGAGGAGGCACCCGAACCTGAACAGGCCCCGATCGATGACGTCAGCGCGGCAGTAGACGAAATCGTCTCTACTGCCGAGGAGCAGCGCGAGTTCGCCCGCAATGGCGGTGCCAGCCATAAGGCTGTGCTGAAAGCCCTGCAAGGCATTCAGCAGCAATTCAGCGCGCTGCAGAACACCCCGACCGGTCGCCAGCTGCCGCGCACTTCCGCGCCGGTGCAGCAGCCGAAACATCGGGTGCTCTGACATGGCCCGTAACCTGAGCGCCTACGGCGCGAAAATGTTCGCCCAGCTTCAGCTTGCCCTGGCTGAAAGCTATGGCGTTGACCTGGTCACCAAGCAGTTCAGTGTCGAACCGTCGATCGCCCAGGAGCTGAACGACGCGATCACTGCCAAGGCCGACTTCCTGGAGCGAATCAACGTCGTTCCGGTGTCCGAGATCAAGGGCGAGAAGGTCTTCATTGGCACCAACGGGCCGGTCACTGGTCGCACCAACACCAAGACCACCGATCGCGAAGCCAAGGACGCTTCGGGCCTCGATCACAACATGTACGAGCTGTACGACACCCAGTCCGATGTGGGTCTGCCGTACGCCAAGATCGACGCCTGGGCCAAATTCCCAGACTTCCATCAGCGCTACACTGCCGCCGTTCAGAAGCAAATCGCTCTGGACCGCATCATGATCGGTTTCCACGGTACCCACGTGGCCGTGCAAACCGACATCACCCAGTACCCGCTGCTCCAGGACGTGAACAAGGGCTGGCTGCAGCAACTGCGCGAGCAGGCTCCGCAGCAGGTGCTCAAGGAAATCGTCCCAGCCTCCGGCAAGGTGACCCTGGGCGTTGCTGGCGACTATGCCAACCTCGACGCCCTGGTGCATGACACCAAGCAGTTGGTGGACGAGCGTCTACGCGAAGGTGGCGACCTGGTCGCGATCATCGGTTCCGACCTGCTGGCCTCCGACAAGGCCAAGCTGTACAGCAAGCAAGGCGATACCCCAACCGAGAAAGAGCGCATCGAGCTTTCCCAGGTGATCGCTACCTATGGCGGCCTGCCGGCATACAGCGTGCCCTACTTCCCGGTGAATGCGGTGCTGGTCACAAGCTTCGACAACCTGTCGATCTACTACCAGGACAGCTCCTGGCGTAAGCAGAGCGTGGACAACCCGAAGCGTTCCCGCGTCGAGGACTACAACAGCCGCAACGAAGGCTACGTGATCGAGCAGTTGGAGAAGATCGGCCTGACCGAGAACGTCGAGGTGCTGCCGTGAGTTACGCGCTGCAGCACAAGCGCCGGATCTTGGCCAATGGCGCTGCAGCGGTGAACGCCGCTGCAGAAGCTGCCGCGCTGGCGTACTCGCCGGCGGAAGCCCTGAGCAGCCCAGCGAACGCCCGCAAGCATTTGGCGCTGATGGAGGCCAGCCTGGACGAGGATCTGGCCCGCCTCAGCGACATCAAGGGCTTGGCTACCCGCCAGGACCTCAAGCGCAACGAGCTGCTGCCCAAGTACCAGGACTACGTCCAACGCTACCTGGCGTCCGGCCTGGTGTTCCAGAACCGCGTCCTGGTCCAGGTCATGGTCTGGCTGTTCGACACCGCACAGTTGGACGATGCCCTGGAGCTGGCGGACATCGCCATCGAACAGGGCCAGCAAATGCCCGAGCGTTTCAAGCGCGACATCCCGACTTTTGTCGCCGATGCCGTGTGCGAATGGGCTTATGACGAGCACCAGGCCGGTCGCAGCCCCGAGCCGTACCTGTCCTATCTGCTGCCGCGTGTGGGTGAGTGGAACCTGCCGGAGCAGATCCCGGCCAAGTACCACAAGTTGATCGGCATTCGTGCCCTGGAGGCCAAGGAGTGGGCCAAGGCGATCGAGCACCTGGAGCGTGCGACCGAGCTGTACCCGAAGGTCGGTGTCGGCACCCGCATCGAGAACGCCCGCAAGGCCTTGCGTAAACAGCAGGCGGCACCGTTGGCGCCGCCGCCCGAAAACCCCTAACCGACTACCCCCCCAGCGGGAACCCGTGAAACGAGTCAGCCATTTATGGCCCGGCCCGTGGCAACGGTGTCTCCCGCCCTTTTCGAGTGGCCAGCAATGAGCTTTTCAGGCAAACCCACCACGGTCGTAGAGCAGACCATCGAGAACAACGGCTTCTGGCCGGACCTCTCGCTGGCTGAATACCAGAAGGCTTACCGCCTGCCAGGCGAGTACCTGGGCGACGTGCTGGTCACTCAACTTGAACTTGCCATGGGCGAGGTGAACCAGGACCTGCGCAAGCTGATGCTCAGTTGGCAGGGCATCGGCATCACCGAGGTGGCCACCGCCGATCCGCTGCTCCTTGAGGAGCGGGCCTACAAGGTGAAGCTGTACAAGCGCGCCGTCTACTGCCGCGCCAAAGCCACCGCCCTGACCGACTACGCCACAGTGACCCGTCGCGACGTGGCCGAGAACACCGGCCTGGAAGCCCCCGAGCGCGCCGACACCTACCTGGCGTTCAGCCAACAAGCCGTGCGCGCCCTGCAGGGCCGCAGCCGCATCACGGTGGCGCTCGTATGACCAGGATTGCCTACCTCGAAATCTCGCCGCGCCAGACGGGTAAAACCACTCGCCTGGCCAAAATGGCCTGCGAGCTGGTTGCCCAAGGCAAGCAGGTGGTGTTCGTTGTGCACAGCCCTCGGGCTGCCAAGGAGTGGGGACAACGACACCCGGAACTGCTGGTGATCGCTGATGGCCAGCCCCTGCCACGTTGGATCGACCCAGACCAAGCGGTCTGGTTCTACGACGAATTTGACTGGTTGAAGTCCGTGGTTGTCCGCGAAGGGGCCTACTACGCGACCACGGCTGCGCGTTTGCGTGTGGCCGGTGAGCCGCCGGCGGAGGGCGACGTCCTCATGCAGTTGCTGGAGGCCAACGGTCAACAGCATGTGCGCCATTTCTGGCCTTTTGACGTGGACGATTTCGTCAGTGAAAACCGGCGGTTTATGTCCGCTGAGTGTTTTCGTCTTTGCATGCTTGGAGAGTTCCAGGCATGAACAAGCTGCGCGCTCTGACGGCGTTCCTCCTGGAACAGAACCTGGTCCAGCCCGAAAAGCTGGAGAGCTTCACCGACCAGGTGAACCTGGAACTGCTGTGGAAGCCGACCGGTAACGGCGGCATGCACATGGGCGACATGCGCTATCGCGCCCTCATCACCCTGGAAAACTTCAACGGCGACCCGGTGTTGCTGATGGCGTTGGTCGGCTCCTGGTTGGAGTCGAACGACCCCGATCGGGACGACGATCTGCCTAAGCCCAACTTCGTGGTGGAAGCGATTGATCCTGACCATGGGCTGTTCGATGTCGAGCTGACCCTGGAATTCACCGAGGAGCAGCACCTGGTCGAGGATCCTGACGGCCTGATCATGGTCGGCGGCAAGCGCTATGGACTGGGCCAGGGCGAGCTGTGGGTGGCTGAGGAAGGCGAGGTCGCCCATGGCGCGTAGCACTTTCGACCTCGACGTGCGCGGCATGCTGGGTGTCCAGGAGCAACTGGCCCTTTTGTCATTGCCGCCGGCCCTGCGCCGTCGCCTGCTCAACAACATGGGCAAGCGCGTGCGCAGCATGAGCCGTCAGCGGATCCGCGCCCAGCAGAACGTGGACGGCTCGCCCTTTGCCCCCCGCAAGGATCCCGAGGGTGGCAAGAAAAAGATGGAGGCCGGCCTGGGCAAGCTCCTGCAGGTGACCCGTGTGAGCCCTGACCAGGCCGTGCTGGGCTGGCGGAACAACCTCACCAGTTGGGTGGCCTCCCAGCAGCACCACGGCGCCTCGGAGCGCCGCACGGCGCAGCAGATGCGCCGCTGGAATCGCGTGGAAGAAGGCGCCAAGGCCACCGAAAAGCAGGCCAAGCGCCTGCGCCGGCTGGGTTTCCGTGTCCGCCAGGAAGGCAAGAAGCGCCTGGGCCGTCCCTCGGTTGCCTGGATCCTCGAGCACGTCAGCTACATGCAGGCCGGCCTCCTGATCCGCGTCCTGGACGAACAGCGCGGCGAGCCGACCGGTGCCCAGAGCTGGGAAATCACCCTGCCGAAACGGCAGTTCCTGGGTGCGAGCACCGAGCGCGATACCAGCCTGCTGCTCAACCAGGTGTTCCACCAAATCATCAACTCACCCCGATAACGAGGCACACACCGCATGGCACTCGGCAAAGTCAGCGTGAACAATCTCAACCTCAGTCAGGGCGACGTGACCGAGATCGAGCGCTACTTCCTTTTCATTGGCCCCGCGAGCAAGAACGTGGGCCAGCTTCTGCCCCTGAACACCGACAGTGACCTGGACACCATGCTGGGCGTGGCCGCGAGCGACCTGAAAACCCAGATTGCCGCTGCCCGCCTGAACGGCGGTGATCGCTGGGCCTGCCTGGCGGCCCCGATCAGCGGCGAAAGCACCTGGCAGGACGCTCTGGAGATGGCGCAGCAACAGGGCTACTCCGTCGAAGCGGCTGTTATCACCACGCCGGTGACCGCTGGTGGCGAGCTCGAGGACATGCACGAAGCCGCTGTCCAGGTCATCAACACCTATGGCCGCCGCCTGTTCGTCATGGCCGCCAGCGCCGGCATCGCTGCAGTACAGACATGGTCGGAATATGCCGCCGAACAGAAGGCGATCACCAAGGATCTGTTGGCGCCCCGCGTCCTGGTCGTGCCCCAGTTGCACGGCAATGACCTGGGCGTGCTCGCCGGTCGCCTGGCCAACGCCGCCGTCACCGTCGCGGATACCCCCATGCGCGTGGCCACTGGCCCGGTGCTGGGCCTGGGACCGGTGCCCAAGGACAAGGACGGCGTCCCGCTGCCCTCGGCCATCCGCGCCGCCCTGGACGCCGATCGCTTCTCCGTGTCGCAGACCTACCCCGACTACCCGGGCGTGTACTGGGGCGACGGCAACATGCTCGACGCGCCTGCCAGCGATTTCCAGGTGGTCGAGTACCTGCGCCTGGCAGACAAGGCCGCCCGCCAGGTCCGCCCGCTGCTGATCCGCCGGGTGGGCGATCGCCGCCTGAACAACAGCCCCAAGAGCATGGAGGCCGCCCGCACGGCCTTCATGAAGCCGCTGCGCGTGATGGCCAAGTCCACCACCTTCGCCCGCGAGCAGTTCCCGGGCGAGATCGAATCGCCCAAGGACGGTGACATCCAGGTGGTGTGGATCACCAAAAAGCGGGTGGAGGTGTACATCAAGATCAGGCCGCTGAACTGCCCGAAAGACCTGACCGCCAACATCGCCCTCGACCTTTCCAACGAGTAATCAGGAGGCCCTATGTCCCGCATTGGCGGCAAAAACTTCGATATCAGTCTGGGCGACCTGCAGGTACATGTGGAGTCCTGCACCTTGGACATCACCGACAACAGCGCGGTGGCGCAAACCCGGGGTGTACCTGATGGCCACGTCGATGGCGACGTGGCGGCCAGTGGCGAATTCGAGTTCGATACCAACAACTTCAACCTGATGATCGAGGCTGCCCGCAGTGCTGGCAGCTTCCGCCAGTTGGCCCCTTTCGACGCCTTGTTCTTTGCCCAGGCCGGCGACGAAGAGCTGAAGGTGGAGGCCTTCGGCTGCAAGCTCAAGGTATCCAGCCTGCTGAGCATCGACCCCAAGGGCGGCGAGAAGACCAAGCACAAGGTGCCGTTCGACGTCACCAGCCCGGACTTCATCCGCATCAACGGCGTGCCGTACCTGGCGGACGCCGAGATCGAGGGCCTGAGCTGATGGTTTGCCCGTTCGATCGTGCCCAAGCCCTGGAGCAACGCCAGCGTGACCAGGCCCTGACCGCTGCGCTTGCCCGTGCCCGGGCACGCTCGAACGCGCCAAGCCTGACCCACTGCGAAGACTGCGACGACGAGATCCCCGAGGCGCGCCGCGCCTTTGGCGGCATCACCCGTTGCGTCCCGTGCCAGTCCATTGTCGAGAAAGGGGTTCAGCGATGAGCGCGAATCAGGCCGCCCAGGACACCGCGATTGCTGTGGCCAAGGCGGCGCCCGCGATCGGCGTGGCGGCGACGGGTGTGACGGGTACCGTCGATTGGTCGGCGGTCGCCTACATGCTGACCGCGCTCTACATGGTGCTGCAGATCCTGCTGCTGGTCCCCAAGTACCGTCAGATGCTGCGCGACTGGAGGGTCAAGGGATGAGCCTGCGCCCGAAGATTATCGCCGGTGTCCTGGTGCTGGGCAGCGGCACGTTGATGGCGTTCCTGGGCGACTGGGAAGGCAAGGGCCAGAACGTGGTCTATGCCGACAAGCTGGCCCGGGGCCTGCCCACCGTCTGCGCCGGCATCACTCGCCACACCAGCCCGTACCCCGTGATTGTCGGTGACTACTGGTCGCCGGCTCGCTGCGCCGAAGTGGAACAGCTGGTGGTGGAGAAAGGCCAGCTGGCCCTGGCCGACTGCCTGACCAACCCGAACATTCGCCAGAACACGTTCGATGCGTTGTACAGCCACGGCCACAACGTCGGTGTGCCGTCCACCTGCGCGAGCCGCGCGGTGGCCCTCATCAACGCCGGCAAGATCGCGGAAGGCTGCAAGGCGCTCGCCTGGGGCAGCGATGGCCGCCCGGTCTGGGCATACACCACCGACGCCAAGGGCAACAAGGTGTTCGTGCCCGGGCTGCACCGCCGCCGGCTGGCTGAAGCGAGGTTGTGCGCCTCATGACCCCGTCACCACTTCGCATTCTCCTGCTGAGCGTTTTGCCGATCGTCGTGATGGCGCTGGTCATCAATCTGCTGCTGCAGCGGCTGGACACCGTTCAGGAAGAGCGCGACCAGGCGCTGAAAGATCGTGACGCGGTCATCCAGATTGCGAACACCACCGCTAGGAACCTGGCTACGGCAGCGGGCAATGACATGAAACACACCCAGGAGCTGAGCCATGCCCTCAATGACAACCAGGATCTGCGCCGCGCTGTTGCCGATCGCGATAAGCGGCTGCTCATCCGGGCCAATTGCCCCGCAGTGCGCACCGATTCCGCCGGCGCCGGCCTGGCTGATGCAGGCACCGCCGAACTCGCAGCAGACGCTCGACCGGATTATTTCACCCTCCGTGACCAGCTCGCCCTCAGCAAGCAAATGATCCTCGGGCTGCAGGACCACGTCCGCAGCTTTTGCACCACCCAACCCACTACCACTGGAGCAAGACCATGACCACCGAACGCCGCGAAATCACCCTGGAGCTGGGTCAACAGGAATTCACCTTCACCCTGACCCCTGCCGACGTGACCAAGTACTTCAACGGTATGACCCAGAACAACAAGGTCGCCCCGTCGCACAACCTGTTGGTCAACACCGTGAACCAGGAGCAGCGCGCTGCCCTTAAGGAGCGCCTGGCCAACCCGATCATGACCATGCAGCTGTGCGGTGCCCTCCTCGAGGAGTACGGCCCGGACGTTGACGTGATCGTAAAAAAGTCCTCGAGCACGCTGACCGCCTGAAGGAAGACGGGCTTGGCCAGCTGCTGGCCATGACGCAACGCTGGCTACCTGGTGCAGAGCCCTCGATCGAGAACATGGGCCTGGCCAAGTGGCTGGATGACGAACACTGGAGACGCATGGAGATCGCCGTGGCCAACGGCATCGCCTATGCGCTGAAAGGGTAATCCGATGGCTGCCGACCGCGCCTCTCGCCTGGATTTCATCCTGGCCCTGACCGACAAAGTCACCGCGCCCCTGGGCAAGGTGAAGATGGGCTTTGCCGAACTGGCGGAAAAGAGCCAGGAGAACATCAAGACGATGGGCCTGGGCCTGGCCGGGGTCACGGGTGGCTTCATGGCGATCAACGCCTCGCTCGAGCCCGCGCTGGAGATGAACCGCTCCCTGGGCGACGTTCGATCGCTGGGGGTGGCCGAGGATGCCCTGGACGCCCTGAATGCCAAGGCTCTGGACTTTTCCGTTGCCTATGGGGAGAACGCCCAGGAGTTCGTCGCGTCGGCGTACCAGATCGAGGGCGCCATCAAGGGGCTGGCCGGCGAGCAGCTGGCCACCTTTACCAACACCAGCGCCGTGCTGGCCAAGGCCACCAAGTCCGACAAGGACGTCATGAGCGAGTACGTCGGCACGCTCTACAACCTGCAGAAACAGCAGGCCGACGCCATGGGCAAGAGCGAGTGGGTCGAGAAGCTGGGCGGCCAGACCGCGTTGGCGGTGCAGCTGTTCCGCACCAATGGCGCGGCAATGAAGGATGCCTTCAAGGAGGCCGGGGCGATCGCCACGGCATCCGGTGTGGACCTGGCCGAGCAGATGGCGGTGATCGGCACCCTGTCGTCGACCATGGAAGGCGGCGACGCCGGCGGGCGCTACAAGGCGTTCTTCGAGAACCTGGGCAACGCCTCGGAAAAACTCGGGATCAACTTCACAGACGCCAGCGGCAAGGCTCTGCCGATGCTCGACATCCTGGGCAAGCTCGAGGGCAAGTATGGCGATCTGCGTAACGCCGCGGCGAACGGCAAGCTGGTGGAGGCCTTCGGCGGCGAGGGCGCGCAGGTGATTGGCGCCCTGGCCCAGGACACGGGACGCCTGCGCAACGGCATCGAGCAGCTGGGCAAAGTCCATGGCCTCGAGCAGGCCGAGCAGATGGCCCAGGCCATGGTCGATCCGTGGCAACAGTTCGGCGCCGCCGTCCAGGCGCTGCGTGTGGCCTTCGGCCAGGCGCTGATTCCGACCCTCACCCCGCTGATGGAGCGCCTGGTGGGCATCGCCCGCACGCTGACCCGCTGGACCCAGCTGTTCCCGAACATCACCCGGGTGATTGGTTTCGCGGTGCTGGCCATCCTCGGGATGGGCGCCGCCATGGGGCTGCTCACCTTCTCGGTAGGCCTGGCCCGTTCGACCTGGTTGTCCCTGGTCACGATCTGGAACGTCCTCACCTGGACCGGGTGGCGCAGCATCGCCATGTTCGTCGCCCACTCTATCCAGTGCGTGCTCCTGGTCGCGCGCATCCTGGGAATGATCGCCGTGCTGGCCCTGGCCAAGGGCGCCATGCTGCTCTGGCAAGGCGCGATCTGGCTTGTCAACGCGGCCATGTACGCCAACCCGATCGGCGCCGTGATCGCCGGCATCGTCGCCTTTATCGCCATCGTGGCGGTGGTGATCGTGTACTGGGACGACCTGAAAGCCGCCCTGATGGACACCGCCGCGTTCCAGTGGGTCAGCGAGCAGCTGCAGGCCCTGTCCGAGTGGTTCAACACCATGGGCGGCTGGTCGGGGATGGCCAAAGCAGCCTGGGACGGCATTGTCGCCGTGTTCCAGGGCGCGATCAGCAGCCTGATCGAGATGGTCAACAAGATCCCCGGCGTGAACATCGAGACGACCCTGGGCGACATGCCGAACATCCCCGGCGCCCAGCAGGCCGTGGCGGTGGCCGATGCCGCCAGTGCCTTGCCAGACGCTCAGCAGGCCGCCCGCCCATCGGTGCCAAGCCTGGCGCCGTCGCGCCCTGATGCCGTGCCCAAGGGCGGGTTGCTGAGCAGCATCCAGAACACCAGTAACCAGTCCACCTCAACCAAAAGGGTCGAGAACGTGAACATCTACAACAGCAAGCCTATGACCTCTACGGAGCTGGAAGGCATGCTCGATATGGCGGTGGGCTGATGGACGGCCAGTACATCGACCTGCTGATCCAGGACAACGACCTGGTGCTGGACCTTTCCCGCCAGCCGTTGCCAATCCAGGACCGGGCCAGCATCGCCCAGGACATCGCCCACATGATCCGCGACAGCGGCCTACTGGTGACCCTGGTCGCCGAGCGTGACCGCCTCAAGCAGCGCGACTGCATCCAGCAGCTGGAGCTCCTGGTTGAAGACGACGAGCGCCTGGTACCGGGCACTGCGCAGATCATCGAGCAGAAGCCCGGCGTGTACCTGGTCACGGCGACCACCCTGGCGTTCGGCCAAATTGAAGTCAGCGGGGTGACGGCATGAGCGACGTCGATTTCCAGCAGGCGTTGGCCGACGCCGGCATCCCGACCACCGAGGCGGGCCTGCGCCAGGCTTGGGAGGTCGAGGTGGCCGCCCAGGGCAGCAAACTGAGCAACACCAGCGCCTACTCGCCGTTCTGGCGGGTCGTCACCGCCCTGGTGACCAAGCCCGTGCTGTGGATCCTGCAGTTCCTGGTCACCACCGTGCTGCCGAATTTCTTCGTCAAGACGGCGACCGACAGCTGGCTGGACATGCTGGCCTGGGCCGTGGACGTGACCCGTAAGGGCTCCACCAAGGCGATCGGCGTCATCCAGTTCACCCGCACCGCCCCGGGCGGCGCGCTGGTGGTACCGGCGGGCACGGTAGTCCAGTCGCCGGCGATCAATGGCCGCGTCTACCAACTGGTGACCAGGGCGGAAGGCCAGTTCAGCGACGGTCTGATGCAGTTGGATATCCCAGTGGAGGCCGTCGAGGCAGGTGCCGGGTTCAACTTGGCGCCGGGCTATTACGCGATCCTGCCGGTGCCTGTCCCGGGTATTGCCCAGGTGGTCAACGCCGAAAACTGGTTGTCCACCCCGGGCGCGGATCCCGAGCCAGACGACGAGCTGCGCCTGCGCACCCGCAACCAGTTCAGCGCCGTGAACCAGTACCACACCGACGCGGTGTACCGCGCCATGATCGCGGCCTTCCCGGGTGTGCGCCCGGACGGTATTTACTTTGAACACGGCGCCCCGCGTGGCCCAGGCAGCGCGAATGCCTTCGTGTTGTTCGACATCGGAGTGCCGGCCGAGGCCTTCCTGGAAGAGATCAACGCCTACATTCGTGACCAGGGCAACCACGGTCATGGTGACGACCTCCTGGTCATGGTCATGCCTGAAACCTTCCACGACCTGGTTGTGCAACTGTGGCCCCGATCGACGCTCACCGCCGAGCAGCGCCAGAAGCTCGAGGCGGACATGGATCAGTTCATCCGTGCCGCGTTCCGCGAGAACAGCGACTACACCGCCACGCTGACCTATCCCCAGTCCCGGTTCTCGTTCAGCCGCCTGGGTGAGGAGCTGCACCAGCAGTTCCCCGGCATCGAGTCGCTGCACTTCGAGAACGCCGACATCGTGTCGGAGCTGAGCATCCCCCGGATCCAGAGCCTGCAGGTGGTGCCGCATGATTAAGCTCGACCTCAAGTTCTGGTTGGCCGGTACCGAGCTGACCAAGCTCAAAGAGGCCGCCCAGGCGTGGTGGGAGAAGGTGGAGGGCTGGCTGCGCTGGCCCTTGCTGCAGCTGGACGCCGAGACGTGCCACCTGACGATCCTGGATCTGCTTGCCTGGCAGCGGGACATCACCCGTTTCAAGGGCGAGCCCGAGGATCTGTATCGACTGCGCGTGAAGTACGCATTCATCAACGCCAAGGACGCCGGCAGCACTGCCGGTATGAAGCGGATCCTGGTGCGGCTGGGCGTGGGTTACGTCGAGATCGAGGAGCGCCACCCCGACCGTGACTGGGACGTGGTGCTGCTGCAGCTCAGCAACACCCAACTGGCCAAGAATCCCGAGTTGCTGCGTGTGCTGATCCAGCAGTACGGACGCACCTGCCGCCGCTATGACTTCGTGACCCTCACCCCCGTGGACCTGGGCGTTGCCCTGGTCGATTTCAACGACGACCAGCAGACGCTGGTCGCCAGCCTGTAGGAGTTCCCGTGGGAGCCGCCATTACCCTTGCAGGCGAAAGCCTGATCGCACAAAAGCAAGTCAACCGGGAGGCATTGGACGTCCAGCGCTTCATTTTCGCCAACGTGCCCGGGCTGGATTCTTCCGGGCCGGTGGACCGTGCCGCCGGCAAGCCTGCGCCTGACCGTATCGTCTACACCGCCGACATCCCCGACAGCAACGCCGGGTTTGTGAACCCGAACCAGGTCGTGTACAGCCTGCAGGTCGGGTCCGATGTGGGCGACTGGGACTTCAACTGGATCGGCCTGGAGACTGCCGAAGGCGTGCTGTTCGCCGTGGCCTATGTGCCGCTGCAGCAAAAGCGCCGCAACATCCCGCCGCTGCAGCTGGGCAACAACATCACCCGCAACTTCCTGGTGGCCTACGACGGCGCCCAGGCGCTCACCGGCATCACGATCGACGCCAGCACCTGGCAGCACGATTTCACCGTGCGCCTGGCTGGCATTGACGAGCGCGAGCGCCTGAGCAACCGCGATGTCTACGGACGGGCGTGTTTCTTCGGCAGCGCGCTGCAGGTGGAAAAGGTCGGCAGCCAGTACCAGATCAAGCCAGGCACTGCCTACGTCGAAGGGATCCGCGTACAACGTGATGCGCCGCTGCCGATCGCGCCGCCGGCACTGCCGACTACCGCCTGGCTCGATGTCGCCCTGCAGCGGGAACTGAGCGACGTGGTGGCCAGCTGGAGCGTGGTATTCGGCGCCGGCCTGGCCGACCACACTGACAGCGCCGGTGTGCGGCACTACCTGGTGCCGATCGCTGACCTGGTCAGCTCTGTCTCGTTGGTCGATCGCCGCCCGGTCGAGTCGATCGGCGGCCCGTTGGTGCAACATTTTGCTGCCCGTGTTGGCGACTACCCCGACTTGCGCGCCCGTGCGACGACCAAAGATGACGTGGACCTGGGCAACCTACCTAACGCGAAGTCAGACGATCCTGTTACTGATTACAGCTCCGAAATCCTGGCAACGACCAAGGCGGTCGGCCAGGCAGCGAAGTCTCATCAAGTGCTGTTTGCTGCTCCTGGCGTTTCTGTCTGGCAGGTGCCTGACATCCTGAAAAAGGGTGTGAAGTACGCGAAGGTCACGATCATCGGTGGCGGCGGTGGTGGTGGGCGGCACGAAAAGTGTGGAGGTGGCGGCGGCGGTGGCGGCGTGGCGGAAAAAATCATCGATTTGACCGGGATATCTGAGGTCACGATTACCGTCGGCGCCGGCGGTCTCGGTCGCACAGGGTCAACTGGTGAGGGGAATAACGGTGTCACCACCTCGTTCGGAGCGATCTTCTCAGCGACTGGTGGTATAGGCGCGAGCAAGTGGTGGGGCGGCCCAGGTGGCACCGGTATTGGTGGTGATCTCAACACGTCCCTTGGTCCCGGTGCGCACGGCACGCGTCACGATAACGCCACGTCTCCGGGTTCCGCCTATGGCGGCGGGCATGGTGGAGGCCCCGGCGGCTCCGGTTCCGGCTCGGGCGTTATAGCCAACGCAGGTAGCAACGCGTTGCTTCCCGGCGGTGGAGGCGGTGGCGGTAACGAAAATGGCAACGGGGCCAATGGAGCTCCGGGCATGGTGCGGATTGAGTACTGAGAGGGCGAGCGCATGTGGGCATTGGTAATAAACGGAAAAGTCCAGGAGACAACCGATATTGATCCGGCGGGTCGTTATCACCCTTCGCTGCAATGGTTCGCCTGTGGCGAAGAGGTCCAGTCCGGCTGGACCTACGATGGTCAGAGCTTCGTAGGCCTCGCTGTCGTGAGCCTGGAGGAGAGGTACGCGGTCAAAGTCAATGAAGTCAATCAGCACTGTGAAGCTGCCATTACGGCTGGGTTCTGGTCTGCTGCTCTCGGCCTCGCGTACTTCTACAGCAGCCAACTGGAGGATCAGGTGAACCTGACTGGCGTTGTGCTTCGCGCTCAGCCGAGCCTCTATGCCTGTCGCGATGAGCAAGGTGTCAAGGAGTTCAGGCTGCACTCGGCCGAACAGTTGTTCCGGGTCGGTGATGATTTCACGGTCTTTAAACTGCAGCACCTGCAGCGCGCCAACATGCTCAAACAACAACTCGATCAAGCATTGGCCGCGACCGATTGGAATGCATTGGAGGCGGTGACCTGGGAGAGCGCACAGCCATGACCTGGTCGCCAGTGAAAATGCAGTGGCCGAGGGAAGCCACCAAGTGGATGGCAGACCTGGCCGAGGCCAAAAACGTGGCCGGTGCCGAGCTGACCAGCACCGCCACGCGGTTGCAAGGCCTCGACGGACTGGCCACCACAGCCCCGGGGCCGGTCGGGGCCATCGCTGAGCAGGCCGTTGCCGCCGGGCGCGCCGCATTGGCCAGCCAGATGGGGCAGGCCCCGGCTTGCTTGGCGGTGACGCCGTTCCAGAGCGGCATCGGCCAGGGACGTGGCCACCAGAAGTACCTGTCGGCGCCGAACCTCCTGCAGCAGCTGGCCAACAAGCTGACCGATGTCACCGATACCGGGCGCCCCACCGGTGAGCAGTACGCCCTGGTGGTGCTGTTCCTGGGCACGCGGTACGACCAGTTCGCGGAGACCTTGGGACGCTTCAACGCCCTGCTGCCGATCCCTGACCTGGTGCGCACGGAACGCCGTTCGCGGCACTTGTCGGTGCTCGAGCAGGAGAAGTGGGTGATCCCCGGCGCGGGGGCACTACCGCGCTGGGGTGGCCTGCCCCTGGAGCGTTGCACGGTGGTGAAGGCTGCCAAGCAATCGATGGCCAGCCAGATCGCCATGCTGGAGAGCTACGCCGACAGCTCGCCGCTGGGCGATCTCGCCGGCCTGGCGGCGCGTAAATCAGCCCTGCAGCAAGCCCGCGACCAGAAGCTGGCCGACCTGCAGGCGAGTCTCGCCGGTGGTCAGGCTGAGGTCAGCATGCGCGCGCGCCTGATCGGCCCTGGTGTGGCCCAGGACCTGCGCCGCGATCTGCTCCAGGGCGAAGCCCCGGGGCATGAATGGGTGTTGTCCGCCGGCGTCGTCCTGGTGGGCTCGCTCCCGGGCCTGAGTTTCGTCCGCGAACTGGTGGGCCTATGACACTGATGCTTGATGGCCAGCAGGTTGTGGGCAAGCGCTTGAAGGTCACCGCGAACCTGCGCATCGAGGCCGATGACATGTCAGGCCAGACCAGCGGCACAGAGAAGGCGCACAAAGGCTTCAAGCCCAAGACCCTGACCGTCTCGCTCATGATCCCGTACAAGGACGCGGCCAACTTGCGCGACCTGATGCGCCTGGCCGAGGGCACCGCCGGCGGCGGGCAGTTGAAAACCTACCGCGTCGTGAATGACACCGCCGCAGCCTTCGGGATCAGGCAGGTGCAGTTCGCGGAAGGGGTGAGCGCACGGGAGGACGATACGCTGGCTCAATGGGTCGTCCAGTTCACCCTGTCCGAGAAACTGTCGAACCCCGAGCGGGTGGAGGGCCGACGCAAGAGCAACGGCACCACGTCGCAATCCGCCCCCGGGCAGGCGGTCGGTGGCGATGGCCAGGGCGGTGGTGACAGTGGCAAGCCGCAGGAGATGACGGGCTTTGAGGCCACGTTGAAAAAGGTGGATGACTGGCTGGGCAGCAAATCATGAGCATGAAACTCCACAAGGTGCTGACCGTCGCCGGCGCGGTGCTGCCGTTGATCCAGGATGAGGTCCGGCTGCAGCTCAGACATCCCGGGCGGGCCTCGTTCACCGTCCAGGCCGGCGCCCCAGTGAAGGGCTTGGTGACCCTCGACATCGGCTACAACGAACGCCAGCTGCAGCGCCATTTCATTGGTTACGTGGAGCGCAGCACGGCGGTCAACGGCCAGCAGCAGATCCTGTTCTGCCGCGAGCTGGCCACCGTGCTCGAGGCACCGCTGCCGCTCAACCTGCGTCATGTCAGCCTGCAGGCCGTGCTCGAGGCGATCAGCCAGAAGACTGGCCTGCGCTTCCGCGTCCCGGCGCAGGCCTACGCCCAGGTGAAGGCGCCGTACTTCTACAGCCTGGGCGGCGGCTACCAGGCGATGGACAACCTGGCCAAGGTGTTCAGCGTGCCGGACTTCATCTGGCAGCAGCAGGGCGACGGCGAGGTGTTCGCCGGCAGCTGGGCCGACAGCTTCTTCGGCGCCCGGGCGCCGCTGCAGCTGCCGATCGAGCTGTTCGACGGCTACCAGGGCAACCAGAGCGCCACGATCTCGGCCCTTCCCGGGCTGCGACCAGGTGCAACGATCAACCAGGGCGAGCGGATCACCAACGTGACGCTGGCCGGCAACCAGATGAGCATCCGATGGACCACGCCATCAAGCGCAGCGTAGAGCGGCAATTCCCTGAACTGACTGGCGGCTACCACCTGCCGCGCTTTGGCCGTGTGGTCGCGGTACCGGATGCGCCGGCGGCGCCAGGCCTGTGCGACGACTTCCGCCCGCGCTACGGCGTGGATGTGGAGATCCTGCTGCCGGACGGCGAACCTGACCCGGCCCTGCCGGTGTTGACCGGCGTGCCGCTGCCGGCGCCCATGGGCGGACAGGAGGCCGGCATGTTCGGCTTCCCAGAGGAGGGCACCACCGTGGTGGTGTCCTTCGCCTACGGCCTGCCGCACAAGCCCTTCATCCAGCAGATCCTGGCCCACGGCCTGAGCCTGCCCCGGGTGCCGAAAGGCGACCAGCTGTGGCAGCACAGCGAGGCCTGCCAGCAGCGTGTCGATGCCGACGGCAATTGGCTGCGCCAGACCGATGGCAAGATCCAGGACAAGGCGATCGAGCGCGAGGTGGAGGCCCTGGAGAACCGCGAGCAGTACCAGAGTCACACCAGCAACGTGGACGACCATTCGACCGAGTCGGTGGGTGGGGTCAAGAAGATCGAGGCCCTGGGCGCCCTCAAGCTGTTGACCGGTGGATCCGCGAGCCTGGCGGCCATCGATGACTTGCACCAGGCCACCGGGCGCGATCTGAACCTGGTAGTGGGGCAGAAGCTGAACGCGACGATCGGCGGCGACGTCCAGGAGCGGATCGAGGGATTGCGCGAGAGCATGGTAGGCGTAAGCCAGCGCCTGCAGGCGCCCAAGACATGGCTCGGATCAGAGGGGGTGAACGTGCTCCAGGTGCTGTGTGACCTGCTCGACCTGGTGCAGGAGATGAACGCCCAGTTGGCCAGCCATGTCCACGGCGCCAGTCCGGCACCGAACAACGCGGCAGCGTTTGCTACGGCTGGTACGTCAGCTCTACAACTGTCGGTGAAGCTGAAAGCGGTTACGCTGTAGTGCGTTTACGTTGTTGTGATAAAGCGGATATCAAACGATATCTCTGGATATCTTTTGGGTATCCTTTTGGTATCCATTTTCGGATATCTGCCAGTTTTGTTCGGTATGTTTGAGTATGGTGTTTACCATTTAGCGCAAAGCGGATGGTGTAACTTTGCAGTTCCTTTGGCACAACTTCTGCGCCAGACGCAAAATTCGAGTGCGTGCTTTTTGGGAAATTGTAACAAAATGTAAATCGCGAGCGTATCACTCGAGAGTAATACGACCCCCCCTGGGGTAGGGAGTTTTCTGGGGTTGGCAAGAGTATGGTGATGGCAGAAAGCTTTCCCGATCCCACCAAAAAGAAAGGCCCGCACGATGGCGGGCCTTTGATGGCTCTCTGGCGGGACTCCACAAGGGAAAGACTCGTGGTATTCTCGCCTCAACTGCTGAGCCGGGTGCTACTTTCAAACGTGAGAATTTGAAGGCTATCGGTGCCCGACACGGTCGTCAACCAGGTCTAACGGTCCTCTAACGCCCCTGAAGTGTGAAATCCTGAGATTTTCCGTGTAAGGATTATTTAGGGATATTTGTGCCAAATATGGCGCTCAGCGTCTTCAGAGGAGGTTGGCTCAGTAGGAAACCATCCAAGGACGGAAATTGGCGTCGACTAGGCTGATAGTATGAAAGCCATTGTTGAGCGTTTCCTACCCGAATGGGTAGTTCGTTGTTTAAAAGCGATCTATTACATGCTTCTCATCACTGATCACTTTTTTGATAAGTGGGATGGGTGAATTTCTCCAGGGGCCTCGGCCCCTGTTTTTATTCCAGTCTGCACCACCAGGATTGGGCATAAGCGCAGCCGTCGATCACTTCGAACCCACTCAACACGAACCCCAGCGTGGCCATGCCAGACAATCTGGCGTCGTACAGCGGCGGTAGGGGCTCGGGATCCATTGGCATGTTCGGCCTCACATAGGCTTGATTGGTCGCCCGTCCCATCCGCTGGTCATGGATGCATTGCACGTAGACATCGCCTTTCACGGCACGATAGTCGCGGCGCTCCTGCTTCGACAGCTCGACACCGCAGCGCCGCATGGGCGTTACGAGAACGTTCATACCCTATCTCCAGACGACCACTCTTGTTCTGCATGTACATCGTGAGCATGCGCCAGGGCTTCGTCTGCCAGCTCCAGCATCTCGGCCAGGGTGTTGGCATCGACCACATGCGCATCGCGCAAGGCATACGCCTGGTGCAGCAATTCGCGGTGGTGATGCTTTGGTGCCTCGAGCAGGGCAGCAGTGTCGTGTAGCAACTGATACCACTCCTGGACTGAGATCGGCGTGGAGCATTTGTCGCTCATGGAGGTATCCTCGAAACTAACTGTATTTGTATACAGTATTTCTAAAGTAGGCCATTGCCTAGGGGGGCCTGACGAGCTGCACGCGGATGACGCCAGGAAAACTCAGGCTGGCAAAAAAAATCCGGGCGCAAAATCACTTATCCCCCTCCCGCCGACGGGCTTTGCGTCGCGAAATAGTGCAAACCAGCGGTGGGGTGCAATGCATGCTGCAGGCAGCGCCGTCTGTGGGCTCTGGCAAGGGGGCGGCCATTTCACACTGTGAAAGGAAATGACAGATTGTGCAGGCGTGGTTGCACTTTGCGGCGGGATAGTGGTGCGGGCAGGTCGGCTGTAGGCCACGTAATCCGTGGGGTGTCTGCGAAAAAATCCCGTTTTTGCCGGGTTTTTCATTTCGGGCATGGTCATTTGAGCCGGTGCAGATCGCACCAAGTGCCGAACGCTGATCCGCCTGGAGCCCCCATGCGGTGGGGCCCCGGCGTTCTGTCAGCATTTCACAGGGTTTCAGTCCTGCTGAGCTGCCACCAAGCGCAGGTGGGGAAGGTTGGCTTCCTTCTTCAGGCGCTGGAACTCCTTGGCGACGACTGGGGTTAGCAGGCGGTCCAGGGCGTGCCGCAGCTGCTGCGCCTGCGCTTCAGTCAGGCGCTTCACGGATCCGGTACGAGCACTTGCACACGCCACCTTCTCAGGTGAGATACCGATCGCGTCCATCGCGCCATCGATGTAGCCGTCCAGGTACTCGCGGCGCTTGAACAGGATCGAACTCTCAGGCGCTTCCTGGTAGTCCCAGTGCACCTCCCAAGCCTTGCCGGACTGGATGACTTCGATGATGGGCAGTGCCGCTTGGGTCGCTGGTTTGCGCATGCTGATGCTCTCGATCAATTCGCTACGCGGGGCAGTTTGAAGGATAGCTTCGGGGTGCCCCATGAAAGGTTTTTCAGGCTGACCCCCAAATCCCTGTCAGAACATGGATATCTGTCAGGAAATCGGCTGGAGGCCGCGTATTTACTGGGTTTGCGATCTGACAACGAACTGGGAAAGTCGTGGCAAATCTGACAGACCTAAATAAAAAGCCTTATAAATCAATGACTTGAGAAAGCTGAATCTGACACAGTGGTTTTGTCAGGTTCTGACACCCCGCTGACACCTTTCTGACACTACATGAAAACGCTGTAGGCCTTGAGATAGAAGGGTTAGACAGAGGTAAGAATATCCATCTGACAAATCTGACAGGCTTTTTAGGGGTCAACCTAAATTTTGCTTTGCTACGTGCAGGGGGGCGTTTCGTATGACGCGTATACACAGCGACGGCTCGAAAAACCCGGCCTATCACACCGCGATACTGCTACTACTCACCCCTTCGCATACGAGCCCTTGGCTTGCCTGCGATCGGCCACGGTGGCCTTGAGGAGGTCGCTTGTTACGTGCGTTGTTACGCATAGGCTTGAAACAGCCTGAGCAAACGCACGCAACCGCTTGATTTGAATGGTGCCGGCACCAGGAATCGAACCCGGGACCTACTGATTACAAGTCAGTTGCTCTACCAGCTGAGCTATACCGGCAATGGGGCGTCATTATAGCGATCGGTTGGCGCGTGTAAACCTATTCCTTCCAATAGGTTACGCCATTGCCGTGAAAGCAGAGTTTTCCTACCAGCCGCGGTGGATGCTGTTGACGCTGGGCTCGGCCTGGGCGGGGTTGAAGAACAGCTTGTCGTTGTCGCAGCCGCGCTTGCGGCAGGGTGTTTCGGCGCGCAGGGGCAGGCCTCGGTCGCCGCCCAATTGCATGCCGGGCATGTCCCAGTCGAGGGACGAGGTCTTGGGCGAGTAGGTGTTGCTGGCGCAGCCGCTCAGGGCCAGGGCGCAGCACAGCAGGGCGAAGGGCTTGGTCTGGATCAC